GGGACAGGTGCCAGCGTTGTAGACACGGAAGCGTTTTCCATACTTGCAGACACGGTGAATGACCGTGCGTTTATGAGCGGGATTTGCCGAGATACAACTGCCCATTCCTACTACTTTACGTTCACTTATCGAATTATTTAATGAGATTATCGACGCTGCTTGCAATCGTATTTTCCCTGCTATGCGGTTGCGGCAGTTCCCCTTCACGCGTGACCACTGGCGAGCGCGTTCCAGCGCCTTGGGGCCATGTACTGCTCTGCAATGGTCCCGATGCCGGTGTGGAGTGCGGGAAGTGAAGATTGAGGATTTGGCCGAGGTCAACTACCGGATAAACCAGTGTCCCTACAAGCCCGACCCGCCAAACTTTGACGACTGGAGGTCGGGACCGGATGGGTGCCCTAGAGACTGCGATTCCTACGCTGTAGGCAAGATTCGCGCTCTATTCAAGCGGGGATGGCCTATCTCTGCAATGCGGTTAGCGGTGTGTACCGTTGATGGCGGTGGGCATTGCGTGGTGATCGTAGCAACGGACAAGGGTGATGTGGTGCTGTCTAACGGCTTTGAGCCGTTTCCCGTTGCCGACATGGAAAGGCTTGGATGGGTGCCGGTAAGTATTCAGGAATCTGGCGGTAGCCCAGAGTGGGTCAGGTGGACAGGGTGGGCAAGTGTTTAGTCATGGAGCCGACTTAAGGGCTTCGCGCATCCCGCGAGGGTTGCCTTTGCAGTGCAGCTTTACGGGAGAATTCGCCAATCATGGTATGGAAACTGTTTTTATGGAGTAAGGAAATGAATACATCAGCGCGATTTGCTACCCGTTTTTTACTATTCGGGGAGATGATTCTCGGCTGGTTTTCAATGTCATGGGCGGTGAGCGCAATTGCCGGTTCCGGTCTGTGGGCGATGATTCTTGGCACGGTGCATGGGGTAGCGTGGGCGTGGTTCCTTCTCTGTATTGCGTTCTCTCAGTTTGCCGTGGCTTTTATTGAGATGTTTCACGGACGAAATTGGTGCGACAGGAAGCTGCAAATTGCCTCTGAAATACGCCATTTCCTTGGGGTCATTTCCGTGATCGCATGGGTCAGCCTGATGTTCCAGTTCTTCAGTAAGAATCCGGGGTTGCAGCCTGCAATCTACATGCAGTCCTTTGGGTTGGTGATGGCGAATGTAGTGGTGTTTGTGAACAACAAGCGACTGGCTTTATTGCTCGACCCTGAAGTGCCTACAGAACAACTAAGAAATCGCCTGATCGCAGAACGCGACAGGGGTAAGGCGGTATTGTGAAAGCGGCTACCGCGACGTATCCGAATTACTGGCCGGCAAGGATTGGTGTTGCAGGCTTTGTCCCGGAGGTGGCGGTTATGTCTGAGTCTGCGTCGGCATTCTTCAATGATTTTGTACTGAGTGCGCTTTTATTCTTTTTGGTGCAACTTGTTTGCGTGATTGGGTACGCTTCGGCATCGCTTGCAGATTGGGCGGTCTGGAAGGATTCAAGCGGGACGGAATTGGAGCGTACAGAACGGCGATTGAAGCTAATTCAAGGGTTTTTGATCGGGATATTGGCGGGGAATATCTGCTACTACGGCGGGGGGGGTTACCTTGGGGCAGATCACCTTACAAGCATGATCGGGGCTGGAATCGGGGCTTATGGCGGGGATAGGGTGCTAACGCCGATATTGACTAGGATCACCGGTAAATGAAGATCAGCGAAAAGGGATTGTTAATGATAAAGCGTTTTGAAGGATGCCGCCTACATGCGTATTTGGATGCTGTAGGCGTCCCCACGATTGGTTACGGAAGCACTTTAGGCGTGACCATGGGCGACACCATTACGCAGGAACAGGCGGAAACGCTGCTTTTGGAGGATTTGGAGCGGTTTGAGAAGTGCGTTACCGAAATGGTGAAGGTGCCGATAGACCAGAACGCCTTTGATGCCTTGGTGAGCTTTGCTTTCAACCTTGGATGCGAGAACTTGCGTGGTTCTACGCTACTTCGGAAGGTCAACGAAGGTGATTTCTTGGCGGCGGCGAACGAGTTCAAGAAATGGCGATTTGCTGGAAAAAAGGAACTGCCGGGGCTGGTTGCCAGACGGGATGCTGAAGCTCAACTTTTCATGGCGTAAGGAGGGATATGAACCTGACAGACTTGATTCCCGGAGCCGATCTTGTCAAAGTCGGCATGAGCATCATAGACAAGATCATCCCAGACCCGAGCGCCAAGGCAGCGGCACAGCTTGAATTGCTGAAGCAGGAGCAGGCCGGGGCGCTGGATACGGTAAAAGTTCAAATGTCCGCCATCATTGCAGAGGCAAGCAGCCCCGATCCGTGGACTTCTCGGGCGCGGCCTAGTTTTATGTACGTCATTTACATAATGATCTTGCTAGGCGTCCCTATGGGCGTTTTAAGCGCGTTCCAGCCTGAGATTGCGGCTAGGGTAGCCACCGGCTTGCAGGCGTGGCTTGCAGCGATTCCTGACAGCCTATGGGCGCTGTTTGGAGCGGGTTACTTGGGATATACCGGAATGCGCGGAATAGAGAAAGTCAAGGGCGCGGCATGACGTGGACAACCTGCCCGACAGCCTAATCTGCCTGCTATGGTCGCTAGCCTTGGGCTTCGCGGCTTTCGTGGTTATCTTTGCGATCGGGTAGGGCGTCGGCGGCAGGGCTTGATACCTGCTTGCATGTTCCTCGCCACCTTCCTGCAAGCGCAGCAATGTCTGAACTGCGGGGTTGCAGAGAAGGGCAGCAAATTGGCGCAGCATGTTTTCTGTATTGTCATACCATCATTGACCGAACGAATCTGCTTGTTTCTCAACTTCTTCCGGCGTTGGCAGATTCATGCTTGCTCCTTCATGGAGTCAGTTATTTGTGCCTTTTTGGTAATTGATTTTTCCCACCATTCATCTGAATATTTGAATGGCTTTGAATCTTCAGCAAAACATGCGGCGCCATCTATAAAGCCATCAAGCCACGCATCCTTCTCCGCCGCCGCGAGCTTGGCGCGGAGGTCGTTGATCTCACGCTCCATTCCTCGGCAAAACCTGACAACGTGGTCTGCTTCCGGTAGGTCAACATACCCGTCGGAAGAAATCAGAAATGCGTCTGTCCTTGGTGTGTCGCTCATACTCCCCCCAATAAGGTCGGACGCGGCACCCATGCGCAGAGCGGGAGGAAGGGGGGGAACCCTGCGACACGGGGCGCGTCCGATTGATCTAAAAAGGCCATTAAGTCTCAATTCCAGCTATTGCCATTTCTTTATGTCTTGCTTTGTGGTGTATCTGGCAGTACCAAATAACCTCAAGAGGTTTGTCGTAAGACTCATGGTGCGCCATTGACTTTTCACTTCCACAAACACAGCAATTTTCCTTATCCAAGGTGCCTTTTTTTATTGCTCTAGTTACTGCGTTGTGGCACTTTTCCCTTCGCCTATCCTCTTTCCTCCATCTAGCGTTTAATTCTTTGGCGAGTTTTATTCGATTTGGTAATTTGGCGCGAGAAGTATCGTATGCTCGGTAATAATCAACTTTAGATAACCTGTTTTCTCGCACATCCTTTTTGTTGCATTCCGTGCATTTATTTACATGCCCATCTGCCATTGCAGGGTGTTTGTAAAACATGCCAAGAGGCTTTATTTCCTTGCACTTAAAACATACTTTAGAACTGACCATGTTGGATTCCTTTGTTTTGGAACCTAACCATTATAGGCCAGTTCTAATTAAAAGGGATGTCAGAATCCATGTCAGCAACCGTTTTCCCGCTCGTTGGCGCTGCGGCCTGCTGTTCAATGCGCTTGAACGACAACGACTGCCATGGGTTGCCGTTCTTGTCTTTCTTCGTCCAGGCATCGACGTAATACATTGTCCCGTCGATCATCGCCTTGCCCTTAGCGTTGGGGTGGTTGTCGGCTTCCCGCTTGTCGTTTTTAAACAAACTGCCGCTCATATCGCGCTGTTCGTAACTCATAGCCTGCCTTTCAGTTTTTCGATTATTTCGTCTGCTTCGGCCAAAAACGCCAAAACTTCCTTTTCCATTTCTTCGATCTTCTTTTGATCCCGCTCAAACCGGATAACTTTCAATTGCAGGTTTTCAGGCAAACGCGGGTCAAAACTCACAAAATCGCACCAATCCCGCTCAGTACAGGCCATTTGCCAGAGCATTTGCGCCTGATATTGGCTTGGAGCGGTATCTGCCAGCAGGTATTGAAGGTGCGTAGCAGTCTTGGGGCATTTAATTTCCACTAAACCCCTGTCTACAAGCCCGTCTGGTGACGCTCCAGAGCGTTCAATGGTCGGGTGTATGACTAACCCCACCTGATCCACCAAAACGCCTGTAACGGCCTCATAGGCGACCCTAGCGAGCGGTTCTGTGTCCGTACCCCACTGCATAGCGGTATTGGTGTAACCGTCGTCCTGCGGCCTGCCGGTAAGAATTTCGGCAATGATTTGGGCTTTGTAGTCCCGTCTAGCAGCAGATTCTCCGGTTTTGATCTTCGCCATTACGTCAGAAATCCGGCTTGCGGTCACTTTACCGGCGCGGCTTTGCAGCCATTCCACCGACCCCTGCGGGAAGTCTAGGATGTTCACGCCGTCACCTCTGCCGCAACGATACGCGCCTTGCATTCTTTCGCCACTTCTTCAAGGGATTTACGTTGCTCAGTGGTAAGCGCTTTCCAAGCAGCAGTCAAAGCATCCACGCTTCCACAAGACTCAAGCAGTTTTTTCCCTGCCGGATCTGGTTGCGCTTTAACCGGAGCCGCTCTAGAAGCCGCATTCCCATCGTCATCTTCAGGGGCCACGCCAACAGCCGCAGAAAGCCCATAGCGCCGCGCATAGGTCAAAGCACTACCAAACCCCTGCGCGTCGTGCTTGGACACCGGCAAGGCCAATACGCCAGCAGAAAGCCATTCCCCGCTTGCATGCAAAAGGATTGTTTCAACGCGAACCTCGTCCTTTTCGCTCGGTTCAATGGCCTGCGTGTAGGAAAGCCCGTTTGCAGCAAAGGCTTCCCGGATAGCCTCAACCACGCTCGCCAGGTCCGCGTACTTGCTCTTGAAGAACGGATTGGCCGAGTCCTTGATTGCGCCCTTGATCTGCCCCTGCGCCTTGCTCAGTGCTGTTGCCAATTCCTTGATGCTCTCGCTTTTGTTCATGTTCCCGCTCCCATTGTTGGTGCTGCTGAAAAAATTGAAGTCCCCCGTCCATTACATTGCCTCTTTGCGCTTCATACGCTCGGCATCAATCTGATCCGCGTACATTTCCTGCATGTGCTGGAA